CTTTTGATATGTATGACTATCAACAAGAATTAATAAAAACATTACATTTAAATAGATTTGTTATTGGTAAACTTCCAAGACAGACAGGAAAGACAACAACTGTTGGTTCCTATTTATTGCACTATGTGCTATTTAATCAAAATGTAAATATTGCAATATTAGCAAATAAACAAGCAACTGCTATTGAAATTTTAAGTAGGATTAAAATGGCATTTGAATATTTGCCAAAATGGTTACAACAGGGTGTAGTTGAATGGAACAAAGGTTCTATAGTTCTTGAAAATGGATCTAGAATAATTGCTGCAGCAACATCATCATCAGCAATTCGTGGTGGTTCATTCAATATTATTCTTCTTGACGAGTTTGCTCACATTCCAATTCAAATTGCAGAAGAATTCTTTTCATCTGTATATCCAACAATTACATCTGGTCAATCTACCAAGATGTTTATAATTTCAACTCCAAATGGGTTAAATATGTTTTATTACTATTGGAAAGGTGCAATTAATAAACAAAATGGTTATGTTCCAGTAGAAGTGCATTGGAGTCAAGTTCCATTATATCCTGGTGGACCATTACGAAATGAAAAATGGAAAAATGAAATGATTAGTAAAACATCAGAGAAGCAATTTCAAAGCGAATTTGAATGCGACTTTGTTGGATCATCTAATACATTAATATCTTCTACTAAATTACATACAATGGTATTCAATAAACCTATACTTAGAACCAAAGAAGGACTCACAATACACGAAGAACCCATTAGAGAAGATGAAGAGAAAAAAACTCAAGATCATATTTATTTTATTACAGTAGATACGGCACGGGGTCAGGGAAAAGATTACAGTGCATTTGTTGTTGTGGATGTTACTCAATTTCCATATAAAGTGGTTGCTCAATATAGAAATAATACAGTATCTCCATTATTATACCCATCCATTATTAAAACTGTAGCAAAAAAATACAATAATGCATATGTGATGATTGAAATTAATGATATTGGTTCGCAAGTTGCTGATATCCTACACAGTGATCTAGAATACGAAAATATTGTAAAAACCAGTTTTATGGGAAGAAAAGGTCAGACAATAACAGAGGGATTTGGTGGAGCAAAGCAAAATCATCTTGGTCTTAAGACATCTGTAGCAACTAAAAAAGTCGGATGCGCTGTTCTTAAAAATTTAATAGAAGAAGATAAATTGATTGTTGAAGATTTTGATGTAATTAACGAGTTGACTACCTTTGTGGCAAAAAAGAATAGTTATGAAGCAGATGATGGTCATAACGATGATCTTATTACTTGTTTGACTATTTTTTCCTGGTGTACACGACAAGAATTTTTTAAAAATTTGACAGATATGGATGTAAGACTTGCAATGTATTCCAGAGAAATTGAAAAAATAGAAGATGATCTACTTCCGTTTGGATATTATGATGATGGATCTGATGAAGAAATCGGTCCAAAGGAAGAGGACGAGTGGACTGGAAATTCTGGTGATAAATGGTTAATAAAAGATAAAAAAGATGTCAAATCTTTATTTAAGATAAATACTATATATCCAAATAATTACGGTGGCATCCTTTAGATTATTGAAAATACAATTTTAATATATATTTTGTAGGCACAAATATTAAAGGAGAGACTAATGGCCAGACCAAATGTTAAATTTACACTAAACGATCAAGCTTTAACAGCAAAAACACAAGAGCAACCAACAATCAAGATGATTGGTGCTATGTTATCTGATGGCGCACAACTATACGGATTAGCAAGAGCAGGAGAAACTACAAATGGTTATATGTTTATACCAAATGTAAATGATCTCTATGCAAGATTAACTGCAATGGTTACTTATATTGCTGGTGGATCATATACATCAACAACTGTAAGCATTGGAGAATGTGCATCTGGATATATCAATGGAACATATAGTGGAACTGCATTAGATGGAGCAGGACAATTTGGACTTTGCGGTGGTAGAACAGCATTCAAAGAAGAATTCTGGGCACTTAATAACTTCCTACAATATGGTTCTCCATGCTATGTTGGATTTGGATTCACCGCATCGGTACATGGTGGTTCAGGATTCAATGCTCTTCTTCAAGATGTTATCTTTGATGTTATCTTCCAAGGTAGAAGCGGTACTCAAGCAATTGCTGGACTTACAGCAGTTGTTGAAAATAAGAAAAACAATGATCAACCAGTATTTGGTGTTCTAAATGTTCCATCTGGTCTTGTTCCTGCTAGTGGATTTACTTATCCAGAAATATTCAATACAGGAACAAATGGAGTCTCTGGAGATTTCCACTATACTCTAGTTTATGGAGAAAAAACCCATCTTGGAGCGAATGGTGGAACTGATGTTCTAGTCACAACAATTCTAGCACCAGATGTTGCTGGTTGCATCGCAAGAACCGACAGAGACTACTACCCATGGTATTCACCAGCAGGAACTCGTAGAGGTCGCATTCTTGATGTAACCAAACTAACAAGAAATCTAACTTCCTCACAACAAGATGTTCTCTTCGATAATGGAATCAATCCTGTTGTTACCTTCCCAGGAGAAGGAACATTCCTATTCGGTGATAAGTCTGCATACAATAAAGATAGCACTCTATCTCGAATTAATGTTGCAAGATTGTTCATTAATCTTAAGAAGACTCTTGGAGCACTTGCTCGCACAACCATGTTCGAACAAAATACACCAGATACTCGCAGAGCATTTAAATTATCAGCAGAGAAAATTCTAAACGATGTTCTAGCACAAAGCGGTATTACAGATTATAAAGTAATTTGTGATGAATCAAACAATCCACAAAGCGTTGTTAAGAAGAATGAATTCTATGCAGAAGTTTTAATTAAACCAATTACCTCTGTAAACTTCATCACAATTACCCTTACCAATGTTGATCTCGAAGCAACAATAAATGCATGAAGGAGCAATACCTCATTCATGGGAGGTGGAAGTAATAGTAACGGTTCAGGAGCAGGCGGAAATCAACCTGTAGATTAATAATAAATAAAAGAGAGGCATAAAACATGGCAATTCAATCAGTATCACAATTTAGAAGCCTATTCAAAGGTGTTCGTTCAAATAGATTCAGAGTAGTAGTAAACTGGCCAAACAATTTAAAAAATAAACCATCACAAGAAAAATCAGAAGTTTATATTAAAGCAGCAGATATTCCAGAGGCAAGCATTGGTCAAATCAATGTTCCTTGGATGGGCAGAAGTATTAAATTCTCTGGTGAAAGATCTTACAGCGATTGGGCAATTCAAGTCTACGAATCCAATGAGAATCAATTCGATGTTAGAGGTGCAATGGAAGAGTGGATGGAACTCATGGATGGAAGAGATCTCCACAATATTGATTACAATGTAACTTCTGGTGTTTGGGAAATTCACTATGCAGACAGTCCATCTGGTTCAACCACAGCAGATAAGACTTTCAGAAGAGGAATTAGACTCTGGAACTGCTTCCCAATTAATGTTGGAGCACTTCAAATGGATTACGATGTAAATGATGCATTTGCATTGTTCCCAGTTACACTGGCATTTGACTATTGGGAACCAATTCGTGCTGGTGGTGGTCTTTCAGATCAATTTAGCACAGCAAGTGGTGCTGAATTGAGAAGTGTTAATCAAAGCGTCTAAATAATTTAGACAAAATAAAATAAGGTGATTTTTATATGGCATTTAAAGTATTTGGTTTTGAGTTTGGAAAAAACTCATTAGCGTCTGAAGTGGGGGAGGGCCTTTCTGGAGGCTCTCCCTCTACTTTATCATTTGCAGCACCAGAAAATTATGACGGAACTAATATAATTGAAACTGGTGGTTTCATGAGTTCCGTTTATGATTTTGGTGGTTCATTTTTAGATGAAAATTCATTAATTAATCAATATCGATCAATGTCATTGTATCCAGAAGTAGACATGGCGATTGAAGATATTGTAACAGAATCTATAGTCTTTGACTCTAACGGAGAATCTGTAAAATTAAATTTAGATTCTGTCAATCTTTCAGATAATATAAAAAATAAAGTTTATAATGAATTTGACAATATATTAAAAATGCTTGATTTTAAAAATAAAGGATATGAAATCTTTAGAAGATGGTATATTGAAAGTAAATTATATTACCAATTAATAATAGATGTGTCATATCCAGAAAAAGGAATTGTTGAATTACGAGCAATTGATCCAACAAAGATAAGAAAAGTAAGAAAAGTAGAAAAAGAAATAAAAAATATAAATGGAATGCAAGTTCCACTTATTAAAAAAGTCGATGAGCACTATGTGTATACCGACATAGAAGTAAGTTCTATATACACTACTTCTGCTTCTGGAATTAAAATAAGTTCAGATTCTATAACTTATTGTAATTCTGGATATATGGATCAAATAACTAAAAAAGTAGTAGGATATTTGCACAAGGCAATTCGTCCACTAAATATGCTTCGTCAGATTGAAGATGCTGTAGTTATTTACAGAATTTCTCGCGCGCCAGAACGAAGAATATTTTATGTTGATGTTGGGAATCTTCCAAAACAAAAAGCAGAACAATATTTAAAAGATTTGATGAATCGATACAGAAATAAAT